AAGAACAAGCAGAGCGCGGTACGTTCAAGTGGTTTGAAAGTCCTTATGGGATTGAGACACTACCCAAGCACAAAGCATTCTTTGATGCCTCTGCTAAGTATAACGAAGTTTGCTTCCTTGCAGCTAACCGTGTGGGGAAATCGATCTGCGGAGCGTATGCACTAGCTTGTCACTTAACAGGCAACTACCCTAAGTGGTGGGAAGGACGTAAGTTCGACCACCCTATCAAAGCCTGGGCTATCGGTAAGGACGCACGTGCTACACGTGATACACTACAGAAAGAATTGCTAGGTGGTATTGGTGAATGGGGCACTGGTATGATTCCCGCTCATGCACTAGGTAAGTTCTTTGCACTACAGGGTACGCCACAGGCTATCGACGTTGTAAAGATTAAGCACATTTCTGGTGGTTGGTCCGAGCTAGGCTTCAAGAACTGTCAACAGGATGTTGGTTCATTCATGGGTACCTCACGCCATGTAATCCTAGGCGACGAGGAAATCACCTTAGAAATCTACAATGAATGTAACATCCGTACAGCTACAACGAATGGCCTCATCATGCTGACGTTCACCCCGCTAGATGGTTTGACGCCGCTAGTAGTTAATTTCTGTAAGCGTGCTGACTATCTCGTAGGTGCTAAGCCTGTTGTGTCAGTTGATCAAGATTTAGAAGATGCTGGTGAAGAAGATGGAGAGCAGGCTGTAGGGTTTCACACTAGTAAGGCTGTTATTCAAGCAGGTTGGGATGATGTTCCTTGGCTAGATGACGAAACTAAGTTCCGCCTTTTGGAAGATACTCCGCTTCACTTACGTGATGCCCGCTCTAAAGGCCTACCTGCGATGGGAAGTGGTAATGTTTATTCCGTCCCGCTGGAAGCTGTGCTAGAAGAGCCCTTCGCTATCCCAGAATCGTGGCCTCGTATGTACGGATTGGACGTAGGCTGGAACCGAACTGCCGCTGTATGGGGCGCTCTAGATCCTGCTACAGATACACTACATATTTATGATGAACACTATCGTGGTAAGGAAGAGCCCTTCGTACATGCTTACTCTATCAGAGCACGAGGTGATTGGGTTCACGGTGCTATCGACCCAGCAAGCCGTGGTCGTTCACAGATTGATGGTAAGCGTCTAATCAGCGACTACAAAGAACTAGGGTTGATTCTGTTTGATGCTAAGAATGAAGTGGAAAGCGGACTGCTTAACACTCAGCAACGTCTACAGAGTGGCAGGCTTCGCATCTTTAAAACCTGTGTAAACTTACAGAAGGAATACATGCTTTATCGCCGCGACAAGCATGGTAAAGTTATCAAGGAAAACGATCACGCATTAGACGCACTACGCTACGTAGTGAACAACCTAGAGCGAATGATCAGCAGACAAGAAGTTAAGGAGATATCAGGCGTGAAATACAAGAAGACTACTTATGGAATCTAACGAAAACTTGGAATCCACCACGCCTGACACTGAAGAAGATCGTCAGCGTATTGAGCTGCTTAATAAGCTAGCCAAAAAGATTGAAGAGAGGTTTCAGAAGCGTGTTGTTGCACGCGTATCTAAGGAAGCTGAGTGGCGTTATGCCCAAAGTCTCTACGATAGTCCACTAAACGACAGCTATTCTGGTTCTCCAGATCGTCCGTTTGATGACTTCACTGCCAACCGCCGTCGTCCTACTCCTAATATTGTACGTACCAAGTGTGATACAGCCATCTCCAACTCCGTCTCAATGCAGTTTGCTGCTGGTGAAAAGAACTGGGACCTATTCCCAGCTGCTAATGAAACCAATCCTGCTGTAACAGAAGCCTGTAGGCTGATGGAAAAGGAGATTGAGACACAGCTAACCAATACCAAGTATGCACTGAATTGCCGCAGGGCCATTGAGCAGCGCGTTATCCTGGGAACCGGCGTAATTAAAGGGCCAGTTAACACTGGCAAGATGAAAGTTACGTATAAGCAGATGGCAGACGGTACGTGGGTGCCTGATGTAACTGATAATAAGAGCCCGACTCTTGAATGGGTTAACATTTGGCGCTTCTATCCAGACATGACAGTTACGGATTTCCGTGAATGCGCAGATGCTATTGAGCTACACCCAATGACTCCTCTAGAATTGTCCACATATCGCAAACATCCTGGCTTTGACAAGGAAGCAATCGATTCAATTCTCAAGGGAGAGGAAGGAATTGGTCAAGGCATCAAGCCTGAGATGTACAATGACAATTTTGAGGGCATCACCACTGCTATCTGGACTGGTTCTCCCTACCTATACCGCAATCGTTACCAAGTGCTTGAGTACCACGGTCCTGTAACATATGACGAGCTATGCAAGCTTGGCATTGAGCCCAACTATGATAGCCCTACCAACGAGTATTATGGTGAAGTTTGGGTCTGTTGCGGCAAAGTGATTCGTATGGAGCTTGAGAACATCGAAGGCTTCTACGAAACCCCTTATAGTGTGGCTGCATGGAAGCGTGATCCTAATTCTATCTTTGGTTATGGTCATCCGCTGCTTCTAGCTGACCCGCAGCGTGTAACTACTGCTGCCTATCATATGATTTTGGACAACGCCAGCCTAACCTCTGGTCCTCAGATTGCGATGTACAAGAAATACATCCAACCTGTTGATGGCTCTTACGATATTAGCCCTAACAAGGTGTGGTTGCTAACAGATCCTTCAGTTCCTGTAGACAACGCCATCAAGTTCTTCAACCCAACCAATGTTATTGCTAACATTATGCCTGTGCTGGAACTAGCACGTCAGTTTGGTGATGAAGAGAGTGCTACATCTCTTATGGCCGCAGGACTTCAGAGTCCTCAGAACGGTGAGACAGCTACAGGTCAGCTACTTATGCAGCATAGCTCCACAACTCTGCTAGATTTCTTGGCAGAAGAGTGGGACGATCAAGTTACGGAGAAGGTTATCCGTCGTTTCCACGCTTGGAATATGCAATACAATCCTAAGCCGGAAATCAAGGGCGACTATGTAATTGATGTCAAGTCTGCTACGGAATATAAGAATAAGCAGATGTATATCAGGGATATGGAACGTCTTTCTATGGAAGCCTCCCAAAATCCTACAGTTGCTATGGCTATTAATATGGATGAACTAATCCAGGCTCGTCTAGCTATGATGCACCTACCTTCCAATCGTATTGTCAAGAGTAAGGAAGAGTTTGTAGCTGCACAACAGGCCCAGTCTCAACAACCAGATCCTGCCATGATTGAACTACAGATTAGGCAGAAGGAAGTGGAGCAAGCAGATCGTAAGCTAGCTCTAGAAGAACAGCGTATGCAGTTTGAGATGCAACAGCAGCAGCAGCGCGAACAGTGGGAACACGAGGAGAAGATGGGTTCCAACCGTGCACGTGAGATTGAGGCACAAGCTTCTGTACTACGCGAACAAACTGTACAGAAAACTGAGATGATTAAGCTAGCAGCTAAGGGTGAACAGTTTGCTGCACAACTAGCTAATGATAGGGAAATGCATGATCTTGATAAACGTGCTTCTGTCTTCATGAAGAGCATGGAAGAAGAGCGTAAGAATCAAGAGATTGTGCTAACTGCTGAAGAGCTAGCAATGAAAGAACGTTTAGGCTCAGGTATCTAATATGATTGATATTAACTTCCAAGGATCTGACTGGGCTATTTTTACCACGTGGCTTCTAGATCAACAGCAAGATACATACAAGAGACTAGTTAGTATTAGTAATACGGAAGAAGAAACGCAACGTTTAAGGGGACGGGCGCTGTTCATCGAACAGCTCCTTGATCTTCGGAACAACCCAGCCGCATAAGCCGCTGAACGGAGCAACATAATTTATGACTGATGTAAAGACACCAACTACTGAGCTTGAACTAAACTCCCTTATGGGGGAAGCAATTAACAGCGGTAATATGGAAGAGCTAGACCGCCTAATGGCCGTCGAACTTCCTGAAGCCGAAGAAGTTCAAGAAGAGGCAGAGCCTCAAACCACTGAGCTAGAAGAAGGAACCTCAGTAGAGGTTAAAGAAGAAGCCGCACCTGATGTTAAGGAGTCTGCCGCTTCGACGCCGGAAGTCGTGAAGACACAAGAGAGTGAGGCTGACACACTACGCCGAGAGCTACATCGTCTCAAGAGTGATGCTGGTCGTGTTCCCTTTATGCAATCACGAATGAAGGAACTTGAGCGCGAGCTACGCGAGGTTAAGCTTAGCCGCAACGTTGGAGTTGATCCAGCGGACCCAGAAAAACAAGTAGAAGTCCCATCTAACATCAAGCAACGCATTGAAGAACTCCGAGAAGTAGATCCGT